TCTGGGCATCTTCGTGCAGGAAGTCGAAGAGGCCGATGAGCGCTTCGTTCTGGACGGGGGTGTAATTACGACCCACAATGCCCAGGCAGCGGCCGATGTCCTCGCGGACGATCGCCTTGTGGCTGCTGACGCAACGCCAGTCGCACTCAGGGGCATCGCCGCCGTACTCGACAGCGTTGTCGAATGCGATCGGCTTAGCGCTTACGGCGAAGTCGGCGCCGGCCGCGGCGAAGGCTTGGCGAGGTGTGGCGTCGGGGCCGATGGGCGTACCACCGGCCTGCAGTGCGATCTGCGGCGGTGCGGTAAGCAGGAGGTGACGGTCACGGCTGTAGCCGCTGGTGATCTCGTGGCGCTGCATCCGTGAGACCCTTTGGGCCTCGGTGGTGTCGGAGTGGGTGGCCTGGCTGGTGAGCAGGTAAGTCACGGTGTTTAAGTGGAGGGGTGGGGAGCGCTGTCGGTGCGCTGTGCAAGTACATTAAGGCATCGCCGCCCGCTTAGGCCAGACAGCCAGGCCACGTAAGATTTTGTAACACAGGCTCAGCGGTGAGCGTTCCACCGCCGCTTAGCCGCTTAGCCACTTAGCGGCGCGGCGCGGCGCTTAACGCGTCGCGGAGCAGGCGCAGCCCCTTAGGGCCGAAGTCGCGGGCGCTGAGCAGTTGGGCGTCGGTGGCGTTGCGCACGTCATCGACGTAGGTGTAGCCGGCGCGGCGGAGGGCGCCATAGATGCGCTGCGGTAGGCAGAGGGAGGAGAGGGGTAAGCGCGGATCTTCCGATTCGGGGCTGCTTAGCCAGGACTGGACCGCATTGCCATAGGCGACGAGGCGGTCTTCGTAAGTGGCGGTAAGGGGGATGGAGTGGTAGAGGCTTAGCAGTTGGTGGCGGGTAAGGAGGCGCGACATAGGTGCTAAGGGATAAGGGGAGCGGCGGAGCTTAGGCGCTGGGGCGTGAGACTCATGAGTCTCGCCCTGTGGAGGTGCCGCCGCTTACGTCAATCCAGCTTATGCCGCGCCACTGCGGTAGGTAGCGCTTAGCGGCTTTGTCTTTGGCCTCGGTGAAGCTCACGGCCCACACGCACTGGATTTGATTGGTTGCCTCGATCTGGAACCAGTAACGCTTAAGCTGCGTAAGTTGCAGGTTGGATGCTGTCATAAGTAAGGGGCGGCTTAGGTGCTTGGATGCGTGGAAGCTTAAGCGTCGTGCTTATCGGTCCACTCGGGACTTAGTTCCACCAAGCCTATGGTGTAGGCGGGGAAGAGTTCGGTGGCGGTGGTGTGGGCGTCGCTCTTGGAGCGGGCCAGGATGCCGATGCGGATAGGCGGCGCACCAGGACGGGAAGCGCTGCAGGTAAACGGTAGGAGGGTCATAAGCTGCGGCGTGGTAAGGGGTAAGGGGTAAGGGGCAGTTGGGCGGCGTAGCGCTTAGCGGCTTAGCGCTTAGCGGCTTAGCGCTTAGCGGCTTAGCGCTTAGCGGCTTAGCGCGTGGGTGTGGGGCGGCTTAGGGGTTGTGTGCCGCTGTGGGTGGGGGAGGGGTAGGTGGTGATGCCCCAGGTGATGAGGGCGATCGTTCCAGCTGCGATTACGAAGCAAAATACGTCGCAGATTAGGAGGATTTTGCGGTTCACAGGCTTATGCGCAGGCGCACGAGGTGGCGGTTGAATACGGGATGAGGCGTGTGCATGAGCACTTGCTCTACATAGATCTCGCTTACGCTTAGGTCCGTCAGCTTAGTGAAGGTGTCGAGGAGGTTCTCGATGTCGTTGGCTAAGCGGAGTTTGGCTTCGCGTAGGGCGGCGGTGGGTGTCATGGGGCGAGGGGATGTGCTGTAGGGGTCTGTGGGGGTGAGACTCATGAAACTAAGTGTGGGTACGTGGTGTGGGGCAGTGCCGCGGCTTAGTGCTGCGGCTTAGCGCTGCGCAGCTTACGGCTTCATGCTTATGGCCCAGCGTGGGGCGCGGGAGTCGTTGCCGAGCTGGCGCTGGCGGATCTTGGAGTTGATCTTGACGGTGATGCCGTCGCAGGGGAAGGGCAGGGTGTGTTGGCAGACGCAGAAGGCGTCGAACAGCTCAAATACCTCGGTGGCGGTGGCGGCTTCCAGGGTGTCGAGGGTGGCGAAGCCGGCGCACTTGAGCCAGACCATGGCGCCGCAGTGTGTGGTGATGGCGTCGATGCCGGTGATGTCGAAGGCGAGAAGGCTGAGATTTAGCTTGTCCTGCAACCCCTTACGGCGGAGGGCGGCGGCGCAGGCGTTGCGGGTGGGGGGCTTGCCGGGGTTGGTGTAGGCAAACGCCATGGCCTCACAGCGGACCTCGATGCGGCCCACGGGGGAGCCGGGGAGGTCGAGCAGCGCACCAGCGCGGAGGGCAGCGTCGGTGCAGTCGCGGCCGCTGCGTAGGTGGGCGTGGCTGAAGCGGCCGTCGAGGTAGACGAGGTTGACGCTTACGCCATCGGCCTTGAGCTGGACGGCGTAGGGGCCGGGGTTGCGCTCCAGCCAGTCGTGCGGGTCGGGGTGGCAGTCGAGGCTAAGCAGCGTCGTGAGAGGGGGCAGGGCGTTGGGCGCGAGGCTGGCCAGGCGATCGAAGGCGCTGTCGGACATAAGGGGGACGCCGGCGCGGTAGGCGGCGTCGGCCAGGCGGATAAGGGGTGTAAGCATTGGTGCTAAGGGGTTGAACACGGGTAAGCGTAGCACACGTAAGCTGAAGCGGGGTAAGGGGTCGTGTAAGGGGTGTTGTAAAACGTAAGCTAAGCGGCGCAGCAGCGCAGCGGCGCGGCTTAGCGCAGCGCTTTGGCCAGCTCTTCGCCTATCAGCTTAGGGAGGCGCTGCTGTGCGAGGCGCTGGGTTATGCCGTAGAAGTCGAACGCTTGGCGGACTTGTGGGGGCTGGTTGAGCAGGGAGAAGAGGAGGTAGGCGGAGCGGCCGCGGCGCTTGTAGATGCCGGGAGGCAGCAGGCCGCCTGGGGAGCCGTTCGGCAGGGCGAAGATCGTAGAACCTTTGGTCTGCAAGCCTCTAAGTGTTTCTTGGTACTGGCTTGGCAGCATGTTGCCGTACTTGTTGGTACGCACCTCCTTACCGCCCGCGTAAGGTACGGGAAACTTATTGGTGATGCCAATCTTGCTTAGGCCCTTGCCGAAGCGTGTGGTGTAAGCAGTGCTATCACCGCTGCCACGATCTGTGGGGTAAAGGTAGGTGGCGGGCGCCGTACCCTTAGAGCCATCGGGATTTATGTAGAGGCGCAGAGCTACGCTACCTTGATCTTCGATAAGTCTGGGATCATACCTCGCGGAGCCAAGCGTATAACTTACGGGGTTCTCAAAGCGGCCTGCCATCTGGAGGCCCAGGTGCTGTTGGGCCTCAAAACCGAAGCGCTGCAAGGACCGCTTGGCGGCGTATTTGATCTGCGTACCTTCCAGCGCATTCAGCCTGCGGAAGATGCTCTCCACGTCGAACTCGATTGTGCGAGCCATAAGTGGAGGTGCGGCGGTGCTAAGAGGCTAAGGGGTGCGGGTGCTAGGCAGCGCTGAGCCAACAAAGCGAAAGACCCCCCGGCGCCAACCGGGAGGTCTCTCAGAAGCAAACCCAACTCCCCTGCGCCGAGAAACGTCTGGGAGTTGGACCTAACCGCCCCGGAGGAGGAGCACGCCAACCAACCTAGTGGCTTAGGCCGGGGATGTCAATATCGCCATCGAGAAGGCGACGTGTATAGGCGGCGCTGTGGAGGACTACGTGCTCTACGGCAGTGTTTCCGTGCGCGGATTGGCGGCGAATTTGGCCGGCTGCAATACGCTCTGCGGTTTCAACGTCGCCGAGCTGCTGTACCGAGAAGTGATCGCGGGGGTTTACGCGCTGCACGGGTAGGTTTTTAGTGGCCGCAATTCCTACTTTTAGCTGTCGTGCGGTAGCCCCAAGTATTTGCACATAAACCGCATTAGTGCAGTTCCCGTATCCCACTTGCACTACTCCATGGTCTTTAAGTACATCTGTAAACACATGCCTGGTACGTTTTCCCTTTAGGCGGGCTTCAAGCCGATCGCGCTCCTCGTCAGACATCCGCTCGACAGCGGCTGACGCAACTGAGGCAGGGTCGTCAAGGAACCGGCTGAACAGTTCAGCGGCCTGCTCGCGGTATTTCCGGCCGACCGCTCCAGGCAGCAAGCCGAGGATGTAGTAGGCGTCCTCCTTGGTGCGGGCGATCGGTGTTTCACGCTGGCCGCGGCCGGGAAAGAGGAGGTTGTCGCACTTTCCGACAACCTCAGGGTGGGACTCAACGAGACGCTGCCATGCGTCGCGCGGGTTTTTCTGCCCGCCGAGGACGCGGATCATGTCGAAGACGCTGGGCTGTCCCTGGGGTGTCATGCGGATCTCGCCGAGATCGCAGGTCCAGAGGCCGCCGAGGTTTGCTTGAATGGCCATGGTTGCTCAGTTTCGGTGAGTGATCCGGGAGCTGGGCGCTGTTACGCCGCAGCTCCAACCATTTTAGGTGACAAGACTTAACGCCGTAAGCTGCGCAATCGCTCAGCTGCTTAGCTGCTTATGCAGCGCATCGAAGTAGGCTTCGCAGCGCTCTAGGTAGCGGCATTCGGCGCCGCGCACTTCCAGGGCGCTTAGTTCGCGCACATCCGGCTTACCGGCGCGGCGTGCTACGACGATGAGGCCGCCTACGGCTTGGATGCCGGTGAGGTGGCGTAGGCCGAGGCTGTAGGCGCCGATTTGGTCGGTGTAGTCGGTAAGGAGTTCTTCGGAGCGTTTGTTGAAGGAGGTTTTCCAGTCGGCGACGAAAGGCCCCTTACCTTTGTAGTCAATTAGTCCGTCGCAGGTGCCAGCGAAACCTGCAGGATGATGCACGCTAAATTCGATTGCGTGGATAGCAGTTACATTTTCGCTTATCCAGCCGAGTAAGCCACGGCGATAGCCGGCAGCGCTAAGACCGGCCTTAGGGACGCTAGGGAGCACTTGGGTAAGTGCCCACTTAGTGAGTGGGGCGGGGGAGCGGCCGAGGCCGTCTGATTTCGTGTACCAGGAGTTGCGGCGCTTAGCGGTGGCGTCGGCCATGCGCTTGGCGGTGCGCAGCAGGTACTCGGCGCAGTTGTGGGTGAGCGTGCCGCGCTGCGCTGCGGTGTCGCGCTCCTGGGCGGCGCGTTCTTCGCCTAAGCGGGCGGCCCAAGCCTCCAACGCCGCCTTGCTGTTGCTGGTCTCCTTAAGAATACGGGTAACGCTATGGTAAATTTCACCCTGCTTATCGCGGTAAATACGCCCATTAGGGTCACTTTCGTCGTCACGCTCCAGCTTCCACTTAGCTAAGCCGCTTAGTGCTTCGGTGGGATCAAGAGTGGACAACGACAGCAACGCAACGTAGCTGTAACAGCTTACACAAAAAAGGAGTAAGTGGTGCAACACTTACTCCTCGTGCGTACTCATACCCAACTAAGCGTAAGGGTGAAGCTACCGCACATCAGCTTATGTGTGCAGCAGCTTACGCTTGGCGGTGCCGCAGCTTATTCGGCGGGCTTGAAGGGGTCGGCACCTTCCAGCAGCCTGCTCAGGTCGAAGCCGGCGGAGCGGGTCTCTTCCCAGGCTTCGGCGATGGCCTTGTCGGCACCCTTCTTGCGGGGGACCGGGGTGAGCTTGTACTCGGTGTTCAGGCCGCTGCCTTCCTTGCCGAGCAGGAAGTCGATGGCCAGGATGTCGGAGTAGTCCTCCATCTGGCTTACCGCGTCGAGTTCGCGGATGATCGACTTCTGGCTGAGCTGCAGGACTTGCACCTGAGCTGCCTCAAAGTTGTAGCAGGGGATAGCGAGACAGAACTTGACAGCCTCAAAGCCGTTGCCCTCGCGGTTCATGCGGCGCTTGAAGTCGCCCATGGCCAGCGCGATGTCGTCGGGGCTGGGCTCGGAGTCGAAGCGGAAGGGTTTGGCCTTGCCGTCAGAGCCTTCGCCCCAGCACTCGTAGAACTCAAGCGGCTCTTCGCTGAGCAGGCAGAAGCGGACGGCCGAGCCCGCGGCAATCTTGCCGGGGTTCAGGTAGGCGCCACCGCCAGCGACGGCGGCTTGGGCGGTCTTGGAAAGGAGTCCCATAAGAGGTTGTGGGGTGTGGATGCAGGAGGCGGTGCCCAGAGGGGCGGTGCCGAGTGCTCACGCAGCTTAGCACGGCCAGCAACCCATGGCGTAGTACATCGTTGCGCTTTCAAGGCCAAGGGCTTACAGTGAAAAACGCCCCTCACAGCTGGGCTGTTGAGGGGCGCGATGCCTCTTCACGCATAGGATTGTAGCGCATGAACACGCACCAAGGGCTGATTCGCTTCGTGCGAACACTGCCTGTAGGCCCCGCTTACGCCCCCATCTACGCCAAAGGGGTCAAGTTCGGGAAGCACGAATCGGAGAGCCAGGGGAAGGCGCCACATGAGGCGTCCCACCACCGCCGGTTCAACCCGGAGGATGTGGCGTTGCTGCTGGAGCAGAAGCCCGAGACGTTCCAGGCCGTGGGCCTGTTCACCGGCATCCGCAGCGACGGCATCGTAATTCTGGATGTTGATGCGAATCTTGCTGCGCTGCTTAAGAAGTGGGGCGAGTCCATTGCCGATGCTCCGCAAGTCCGCAGCACAAAGCCGAATGCGGCCAAGTTCGTTTTTCGCGTGCCAGCCGACCAACGCGCCTTAGTGCGCGGTATGACACTTAGCCAAGGAAACAGCGGCTACGAAATCTTATGGGGGATGCAGGGCGTAATTGCCGGTGCTTATCCGGGGTCGAGGGACGCTAAGGCCAAGCCGGGGCACTACAAGCTTGTTTCGGGGAGCTTTGATGCAATTCCCGATGCGCCGGAGTGGTTGCTCGCTGAGATGCGGGCGCGGAAGCAGGCGGATGCGCCGGTGCAGGGCCTGGTGAAGAATCGCCGCGGCCTGGACTTCTCGGGTCGGACCAGCGATGAGGTTGCAGAGATCGTTCACGACTGCCTGCAGGTCATGCCCCACCTGGGCAGGGGGAGTGAGGATCAGTGGTGGCAGATCGGCGCGATGGTGGCTGAGGCGCTGCCCACTGAGATGGGCTTGGCGCTGTGGACGGCATGGAGCGAGCAGGATCCGGCGTTTGAAGACGACTGGACGAAGGGGAACCCGTGCGAGGAGAAGTGGCCGCGCCTTGTGGAGCGGGTCGGGAAGCCGGGGAACCTGGGGCTGGGCAGCCTGGTGAAGCTGGCGGACGAGTACGACCCAGGGAGGTTGCGATTTCAGGACTCCAGCAGGGCAACGCTTGAGGAGGTCGAGAGCACACAGGCTCAGGCTTACCGCCATGTCGTACTCGACTTCGCCGAAGTAATTAGGCGGGCTAAGGAGGTGTTGCAGATTGATAATCCGGCGGAACTGAATTACAAGATGCACGCGCTGGCGGTGGAGTCGGGGTATAGGGATAAGGAGGCGTTGGAGCGGTTGCTGGTTGATCAGATCCAGTACGAGGGTCAGACAGACACCATGTCGATCGCACAACTTATGGAGCAGGAGTTTGAGCGTAAGTACCTCATTCCTGATCTGCTGCCTAGTCCGTCTGTTGTACTCATCTATGGGGCTGGTGGGGATGGTAAGTCGATGTCGGCGTGGACGCTGGCGAAGCATGTGGCGATGGGGCTGCCGTTCGTCGTTCGCGGGAAGCATGTGCCGGTCCAGCAGGGGCCTGTGCTGCTGCTGAACGGCGACCAGCCGCTGGTGCAGCTCCAAGAGCAGCTCCAGGAGGTCGAGATGCCCGCTCATGCGCCGGTCACGATCCGCACCGACTGGGCGCTCCAGCGCTACGCCCAGTTCATAAGCCTTATGGAGGAGCTACGTCCAAGCCTTGTGGTTATTGATTCGCTTATTGGGTGTAGTGGTGGTAAGGCGTTCGATGAGAACAAGAGTGATTTTGCTACGCCGTTGTATTGGCTTACACGTAATAATGGTGTGTTGTTTCCGGCAGCAACCATCGTAATTATTCATCACGCGAATAAGCAGGGCGGTTTTAGGGGGACTTCGGCAATTAGGGATGCTGTGGACGAGGTGTGGGCGCTGAAACGGCCCTCAGAGCGCCAACAAGAGGCCGTTGGGGCGAATGCGCGTCTCATAGCCATCGAGAAGTCGCGGAGCGGTCGTGGGGGCACAGGGCTGCTGCTGAAGCTGGAGGACGACCTGACCTTCACCCTCAGCGACTACGTGCCAGAGGTCGATCCAGCGGAAACAGGCCCCAGCGCCATCACCGACCGCGTGCTGGCGCGGTTGCGCGTGATCTACCCCGAAGCGCGTACCAGGGCAGAGCTGAACGCCGATCCGATCGTTGGCGGCAGGGTCACAGCGATCAGGAAGGCGCTGCAGCGCTTGGAGAAGCGCGGTCTCATCTGTGTCGCAGATAAGACTCAGGCTGATAAGGGGGGTAAGGCGCTCCACCATTACCAGGCGGTTTTAAGTTCCTCGCGCGTAGAAGTAGGTAGAACGTGTCTCATAGGGCAAAACCCTTCTGCTGGAGCGGATTCTGCAATGGGACAGGGGGGTGAAAACGAGGGGGTGTGTCCCATTAGCGATGAGGAGTTTTCCACAGGTGAGGGCGTGGTTGTGGAAAACGTGAGCGGTGCTGGTACGACAGATGGGACACTTCCCGAAAAAGAGGAAGGGTGTCCCATTGCAAAACCGTTGCAGCGCAAGCGAAGTAACCCTGATGGGACAGATACGGGAACTATACGCGCGAGGCTCGCTGAGCCCGCTGAGCGGAGCGTCGAGGAGCTGGAGCGTCTGCGGCGGGAGGCGGAGGAGCTGTGGAAGTGAGCGGCGCTACCCCCACGGGGGCGAGACTCATGGGACTCAACGTGAGCAAGGCGCTGCGCAAGGCCAAGCAGGACGAGGAGCGGCTGACGGCGTTCCTTGTGCAGTTGGCGGCGTGGATGCCGGAGCCGCCCCGCGGCTGGCGCGAGGCCGCCAAGCCGCCTGGATCGACGCCACGGACCAGCGGTAGGCCGGGTAAGCCGCCGAGCGTGTGAGCGTGGCGCCACCGCTTACGGTGTGCTACGGTAAGGGGCGCTCCAAGCTTAGGCTGGGGCGTCTCTTTATCGCTTTGGATCTATGTCTGAGCCTGTTGCGTCGGCTATGCCGCCTGTGCTGTTTGGTGTTGAGCATCTGTGGAAGGTTGCCGCGTCGGTGACGGTGGCGTTTGACTCAGAGACCACTGGGCTACAGCCGGTTGTTGGTGGGTTGCGGCTGCTGCAGATCGGTGCCCGCGACCGCGCCATTGTTGTTATTGACTGCTGGGAGCTGGATGAGAAGGGGTGGCAGCAAGTAAGGGACTTTTTTGCTACACCGCGCACTTACATCGCGCACAATGCGGTGTTTGACCTGGGCTGGTTGCAGGAGCACGGCATTATTCCCAACGGCGTGACTTACTGCACAATGTTGGCATCTAAGCTGCTTACCAATGGCGTTCCGAATCTCAAGCATGGCTTGGGATTTGTGGTGGAGCGTTACTTGGAGCGCACGCTCAGCAAGGAGCTGCAGGCGAGCGACTGGAGCGCACCAGTCCTGAGCAGGGAGCAGCTGGCCTACGCGGCAGCGGACGTGCAGGCGCTGCTCGATCTCGATCTGGTGCTGCAGGAACGGTTGGCGGTGGCACGACTCACGACGGCGTTCGGGCTGGAGTGCAAGTGCTTGCCGGCCATGGCGCAGATGCAGCGCACCGGGCTCCCGTTCAACAGGCAGAAACTTGTCGAGGTGCAGGAATCGCTGGAGCGCGACATTGAGATGTACGGCAAGAAGTTCGTCGAGGATTTGGATGCGGCGCTGCCGGAGTCGGAAAAGTTGCCCCGCGACGAGGACGGAAGTTTCAACCTACGGGCCAGGGCAGAAGGCGCTGTACGGCTTGGGACGAAGAAGCCACCGGGATTCAACCTAAATTCGCCAAAGCAGCTTATTGCGAAATTTACAACGCTTCTTGGGACTGTTCCGTTGCTGGACGGTAAACCGAGTGCGTCACGGAAGTCGCTTCGTTCGTATGCAGCGGACCACGCTGTTGTCCAGACTTACTTGTTGTGGAAGCGTGCCGAGAAGCGTAGGCAGATGGTAAGTTCGTTGTTAGAGCATCAGCAAGACGATGGCTTTATTCGTTCTGGTTATATGCAGTTGGGTGCAGAAACTGGACGCATGAGTTGCGTTAAGCCAAACTTACAGCAAGTTCCGCGTGATAATTCGTTTAGGCTTGCGGCTGAGGCGCCGGACGGTTGGAACTTCGTGTGCGCTGACTTCGGGCAAATGGAGCTGCGTTTGGCCGCAGCGGTTGCCGAGGATGCAACGATGATTGCGGCGTTCCAGGCAGATAAGGACTTGCACACCATTACCGCTGAGGCGATTTATGGCGAGCCGGTTGAGGATGCTAAGGAGATGAAACAACGTAGGCAGGTGGCTAAGTCTGCAAATTTCGGTTTGCTGTATGGCGCGGGTGCGAGTGGTCTTAGGGATTATGCCGGTGCTATGGGTATTACGATGACGCTTGAAGAGGCGCAGCAGATTAGGGATACGTTCCACAGCACTTACATGGGTGTTAACGAGTGGCAAAAACGAAACGCGCAGCTTAGTTACGAGTCGAGCGGGAACAAGTGGGCTGAGACTCGCATTCCGCTTAGTGGGATGCGGCGTTATTTGCCTGGGGATATGAATAGGGTTACTGTCAGGTGTAATACGCCGGTGCAGGGGAGTGGTGCGGCGATTTTGAAGTGTGCGTTGGGCAAGCTGTGGCCCGCACTAAGCCGTGCCAGCGAAGCTGAGGCCCGCTTAGCCGCTGTTATTCACGACGAAATTCTGCTGCTGGTCAAGGAAGGGGAGGAAACCAAGTGGATGGGAATACTGCAGGAGTGCATGGAGAGCGCAGAGAGCTTATGGCTGGGTGAAATCCCGGCGCTGGCCGAGGCCAATTACGGCAAAACCTGGGCCGACGCTAAGTAGGGTGGGGCGGCGGGCTAAGCGGCGGCGTACAGCGCTGCTTAGCCTGTAGCGCGATGTAGCGGGGCTTAGCGCGGCTTAGTGCGGACGGGACGCGAAATTATGGTTGCGTGGCTACAGGCTGAGATGCGGCAGGCGAGCGTTGCGGATCTGCAGCGGGCTGCGGAGTTCTTGGAGTTTGCCAGGTTGGTAAGGAAGGGGTGCGCTAAGCAGCGTGGTTCGGCCCGGAGGCAGCAGAGCAATGCGTGGCGGAAGCATGTCGATCCCGCCGCGCGGTGGTAGGCTTAGTACATTGTCACATCCACTTATGGCGAGGTTGCACGGCAGCAAGCGGTATTACCAGCTCCTGCTGGATCCGCACAGGGCGGAGTTGTTGGAGCAGCTGGCGCAGGATGCCGGGATGCGTACCACGGCGTATGCGCGGGAGCTGCTGTACTCGGCCATCAAGCGCTCGACCGAGACCGCTACCTACGGCTTAGCCGAGGCACAAGACCAGGCGCTTAGACGCAAGAGCATTCAGAATCAGGTGCAGGGAAGACTCCAGGCTTGACATCGAGCTGTGCCATGCTTAAGCTGCTGCTTTCCATGCGTCTTACGCACCACTTATGACGTTCTCTGTTCTGTCGGCTGCGGATTTGCCGGGCCGTGCCACGCGCACATCGAAGACGACCCCTCTGCGGAATGCGCTCGCCGCTCTGCAGGTCGGTGAGGCCATCGAGGTCGCCTATGACACGCACGACGCCGAGGCCGGCTACCGCGCCACCACCATCAGCCAGGTGGCTGGCACCATGACCGCCAACTCGACCACGGTGAAGTTTTCCGTGCGCAAGAAGGCGGATGGCACCGGCTGCTACCTGATCGCTGGTCCGAAACCGCCCGAGACCGACGCCAAGCGCGGCCGTAAGCCCAAGGCCAAGGCTGAAGCTAAGGCTGAAGCAGCCTGCCCCGTCTGAGCTGCTTAACTGCGCCGTTTAGCCGCACACCACTTACGATGTGCGGCCTCCCCTTACCCACACCCCCTTACTGTTGATGCTTACGTTTTTTAGTAACGCTTTGTCCACCGAAGTCGAGTTCGACAAGTTGCGCGAGCTTAGCGACTTGGAACTTATGGAATTTCATAAGGAGCTGAGTGACGTTGTTGCGGCGCTCAGTGATGCTGTGACCGAGGCCAAGGCCAAGGAGCGTTCCAGCGGCATTCCTCTGGATCAGAACTGGCTGCACAAGATCGGCACCAAGAAGCGGATCGCGCTCAAGTTCGCCACCGAGGCGCACAGCCTTCGGCAAGGCGGTACGACGGTGCTGCAGCGGTCGGAATACGACCGTATTTACAGGGCACAATTTCGTGCTATGCTCGTTGAAGAGTTCGGCGAAGCCGAGCTTCGGGAGATCGAACAGGAAGTGCTTGACAAAGCACGCGCTGCGTACCAGGCTTGGATCGAGTCAACGGGCCAACGTAAGTGGTTTGTTCCCTAAGCGGCGACGCTTCTCTACTTCACGATCTCCTACACCCGCTTACTAAGCCTTATGTCATTACCACTTACTGCTGAGCAACAGATCCACACCCTGCTTACAGCGCAGAGGTTTGGAGGCAACTTTATGCGCAAGCTTGCTGACGCAGGCTTGGCTGCAGATCCGTCCAACAGGCTTACGTTGTTTGCAGCTTTCCCTGATCTGCAGAACTTCTACGGACCCCTTAGCGCGTTTTACAGCGAGGAGCTGGGCTGATGGATCGCATTGCAGTTGAACAAGCCTTCCGCAAGTGGTGGCAGGAGTCCTATGGTCTGCCGCCTGGACCGCACGCAGTCATGACCCACGTCGCGTGGGTTGAGCATGTGCTCAACCAGCCAACTCCTGAGCTGCCGAGTGGCTTGGTTGAGGAGTGGTCGAGCATGGGCGGCGAGGCCACGCTGGCCGAGTCGGACCAGCACATCGCTAAGCAGGCTGTGGCCTGGGCATGGGAGCGCCGCGCACTGGAGGCGCTTCCTGAATGACTAAACAAATCAACGGTGACAAGTTGTTTGTCATTGATCCACACCCAGCTATTCCACCTTCTGATCAACTAAAGAAGTGGGAAGACAAATGGTTTGACGAAGAAGAACATCCTGATGTTTTATTGATCCAAGCGTTTCAAGCAGGGGCTGACCAGGAACTGGAGGCGTGCTGTGAGGTGCTTGCCCGTGAATTGATTTGCGACGGCAAGCATGTTGCAATAGATCTCCATATGATTCGCCGCCCCAAGCCGCCGAGCTTGAAGGAGCAGGCTTATGCCGCCTTAGATACCTACATCTATGGCAATCCAGATCACGACGACAAACAAAACACTTACAACACGATCCGCCGCGCACTGGAGGCGCTACCTGAATGACTGAACTGTCGCCACAAGCGCAGGCTGTATGGAATGCCGCTTACAACACTCCGGAGGACTGCCCATACGAGTACGACCTTTCCGCCGCCCTCCGCGCTGCTGCGGATCAGGTGGTGCCGGAAACACATGCGGGCTTTGCCAGGCACTCAATACGCCTTTGCCTCCTCGCCATCGCCGCCGAGCTGGAGGGTGGCAATGGCTGACCAACGCCGGTACGGGGTCTGGGGTGGCTGCCCTCAAGGGCAAGCAGAAGACCCGACCCGCTGCATTGAAGAAGTCTGGCCTTCTGCGCCAGGCACCTGGATTCCTCACCAATGCTGCCGCAAACGTGGCCATGGCCCTGACGGTCTTTATTGCAAGCAGCACGCCAAGAAGCACCAACCCACAAGTGAAGGAAACTTTGATGGCTGAGCCTCTCTCCCCCGCCGCTCAGGCGATTCTGGATGCCGTGCGCGAAATTTGCCCTGCGCCTGCCGATGAGATTGCAGCCGCCGCCCTGCGAGCTGCTGCCAATCAGGTGGTGCCGGAGCCTAGTGACATCGACAAAGGATCCTTTTCACTTGCCGCCATTCGCAATCGTTGCAAAGTGCGCGATCAGCTTCTCGCCATCGCCGCCGAGCTGGAGGGTAAGTGCAATGGCTGATTTCACCATCCATGAAGGCAGTCCGTTTGTTCACTTTGATGGAACGGTATGGCCCATTCCTGGTAGCCGACTGCGTGACTTGGAGCACGCGCTCAGGTACACACGAAAGGATTACTGCTTTGGCATGCAAGACCGACTCCTCGCTGCTTCCGCCATAAATGCTTACATCGAGCTTGTCTGTCAAACGCAGAAGCGTCGCAATGAAATCGCAACCAACTTATTTGCTGCCGCTCAAAATGACTGACCACCTAACTCAACGCGCCCAGCGTTTGATTGAAGAGTTTGAATACGGCCAGAACATGCGCCATGGCATCGCTAATGTGCTTATTCTTTTGGCTAACGCTTGGGAGAGCTACAGCGATGATACCACCCTTGTAGGTGTTCGGTGCTCAACCTTGGAAGACATGGCCGCTGAGCTTACCGCTCCAACACTGATGGAGCGAGCCTTAGCTGGCGACAAGGACGCTGCCAGGCAGTTTCTTTTTGAAGCTGGCTTTACTGACGAACACGGCCAACTCACTGGACCCTACAAATCGGAGCAAACTAATGACTGACTTCCGTGCGCTGTGCGCTGAGCTACTGCAAGGACTGGATGAAAACCGACATCCCGAAGTGCGTTACCCCGGCCACCTGCGGATTGTTATGGCCCGCGCCCGCGCCGCCCTGCTAGCCCAGCCCGAGCCGCAGGGGCCGATGGATGAGGAACCAACGGATCAAGAGATAGAAGAATGGGCAGACGCTGCTGCGGAAGTCCCCTTAGAGGAAATGGACCCAGAAGTGCATGGGTGGCGACGTTGTTTCAAGTCAGACGAGTTCAGCGAGACGATCCGCGCCGCTTTAGCCCGCTGGGGCCGCGGCCCGCACGGAAGAGAGCCGCAGGGGTCGACGGATGAGGAATTGCTTGAATTGCTTAGTCGTGCCAGTAATCTTCCTGAACCCGACTCATACACCGTTGATGGTGGAAGGATTACCTCTGAGCCCGGCGAGATTCTCAGCTTTGTCCGCGCCGCTTTAGCCCGCTATGGCCGCCCCGCAATCAAGCCGGTGGCGCCGATGGATAATGAACAATCCTAAATAAGCATACTAATGGCTCTCTACCCAGCTAAGCAAGAGAAAACAATCATCATCCGAGAGATCAATGTTGAGACTTTTGCGTCACCCCTCGATTATTGGCTGCAAACGGACATGCTGAAACGTCGATGCGATGAGCTTCACACAATTTGGAGCACTGCCCCCACAAGTGAAGGAGACTTAGATGCCTGACCCCGATTACAAAGCCCTGTGCTCTGAGATCCTTCAAAAACTGGATCAATATGAAGATGGCCAACGAGTGGATTGGGATGCTTGGCGGAACAACGCCCGCGCCTTGCTTGCCCAGCCCGAGCCGCAGGGGCCGACGGATGAGGAGCTAATGGCCTTGGCCGTTGCTGTGTTTGAAGACCCTTTCAGCACCGACAAGGACTACGCCCGCGCCGTCCTTGCCCGCTGGGGCCGCCCTGCCATCGAGCCGGTGCCTGAGGTGGAGGGTGCCGATGCTTAACACCCTGCTTGCCCTCGCCCTGCTGCTCGCCCTCGGCGCAGCGGTTGAGCTGTGCATCAAAGCGGCCTTTGTGCGCCTGCTGCCCTTGCTGCTGAGGCTAGCTACACCCACAAACCGTACGCCACGCCTATGAAGCGCGACACCTTACGCCTGAGTTTGCACCAGTCTATCGAGACTGGGCGCGATTACAATGGGCGCTACTTTATCGCCTACTCCAGCGGCACTTCGGTGTTCGTGCGCGACGTGAAAGAGTTGCGCCGCTTCCTAAGCATCGCAAAAGGGCTGCCTATGCGCGAATCGCTGGACTCATGGCTTAGCAGCTTGGCGGACATGGACGCTAAGAGGAAGGGGGACGTTCCAGCGCCTGTTGGGGATGCTAATGTCGAAGGCTCGTTCGACCCGCTGGCCCATGGTCTGGACGAATCAGACCCCCAATTCAACACTAAGACGGTAATTTAGCGCTTATGCGATGCCCAGGATGTGCGTGCCAGCGCAATAGCGTTGTCATGACGGCTTATGCCGATGGTGATCAGATCGTTAGAAGGAGGCATTGCCAAGCGTGTGAGCACCGCTGGTACACGCTCCAGGCGCCTGAGCTGCTCCTACCCAGCGATGCTTTCCGGTGGATCGAAAAGGCTGGAAGGCGACGAACTGTAAAGCTGCTTGAACCAGGCCAAGAGTAAGCTGCAGCGCTTAACCGCGTTGCTTGGTAACCTACGCAAATCCCCATCAAGCTTATGACCGACTCTGTTAAGGATTACTTAAACGAAATCGCTAGGTATCCGCTGCTCACCGCGGAACAAGAGATTCAACTAGCGCGTCAAATCGAGTGCGGCACTGCCCTAGCCGATAAGCAGGAACTTAGCGCCCAAGAGAAGCGCACACTTAAGGTGGCTGAACGCGCTAAGCGTAAGCTGATTAACTGCAATCTTAGGTTGGTTGTCAGTGTTGCTAAGCAGTACACGCGGCGTCTGAATGGTAGCGGCATGGAACTTATGGACTTAGTACAGGAAGGTGCATTCGGACTTACACGCGCAGTCGAACTATTCGACAGCAGTAAGGGTTATAAGTTCTCCACTTACGCTTATTGGTGGGTGAGGCAGGCAATTACGCGGGGCATTGACGCTAAGGAGCGGCTTATCCGTGTGCCGCAGCACGGACTCGACAAGGTGTATAAGGTGGTGCGGTTTCAGAAGGCGCATCTGCAGGAGCACGGCAAGATGCCGTCTGTTGCGCAGATGGCGGCAGAGGCAGATGTTGAGGTTGCGCACATGCAGACGCTGCTAGCCCGGAACGCCTGGCATCGCAGCCTCGATGCCTTGGTAAGTGAGACGGGCAGCCCAATCCTGGAGCTTATCCCAGACACCGACTCGCTGGATAGGCAGAAGGACTGCATGGAGAAGGATGAAAAACAGGCGATGTTCCAGATCGCCCTCGCCTGCCTAACTGAAGGCGAACTGCTTACGATCCAGCGCAGATACGGGCTTAATGGCGGCGAACCGATGTCACTGTCTAGCATCGCAGCTGAGGACAATGTTTCAAGAGAACGCATTAGGCAGCGCATCGAGGCTGCACACCTTAAAATGCGTCTGCGCTTGAAATCAGTGAGGCTTGTATGACTAAGCTTATTGGACTTTATTCTCCTGCGCCTCGTAGCGGTAAGACGGCGGTTAGTCATGCGCTGGAGAGCAGCGTGTTTGTGCGGGTGCCCTTCGCAGAACCATTGAAGGAAATGGTGTTTCCGTTGCTTGTAGGCATCGGTTATACGCCGGAACAGGCTGCGCAGCGGCTTTACGTCGATAAGGAGATTGTGCTCACCGACTTAGGGGTGAGTACGCGTCACCTGCTGCAGACCTTGGGTACGGAGTGGGGAAGAACTTGCGTTGCGCCTGATGTGTGGCTGCGTGTGTGGCAAGCGCGTATTAAGCGGCACGAGTACGTTGTTGTGGACGATGTAAGGTTTGAAAACGAAGCAGAGCTGATCCGCAGCTTAGGGGGTGAGATGTGGAAGATTACTCGTAAAGGAATGGTTAATACGCACACGCACGCCTCGGAGGGAAGCCTAGATGATTGGCCCCATTTTGCGCGTTATATTGTGAACGATGGAACATTAGAGCAGCTGCTTCATGCCGTCTCTCAGATACCACTCGGGCAGGATGGTGCTGATCCCCCAGGCTGAGGGGTGGATGCTGCGGCTGCGGACAAAGCAGGGCGTGCTGGAGCTGCCTTTGCGTGGTACGGAACTGGAGACGGCGCTTATGGAGGCCGAGCAGCTCTACGCCGATGCCCTGGTGGCGACGAATGGAAAAACGCGCTGCCAGCAGTGCATCCACTGGCAGTTCATCGAGGGATCGTGCGGCCTGGGATTCCCCGAGGGCAAGCGCAGCGGCGGTAAGCACGCTAAGGATTGTGTGGCGTTTTGGCTTGATAAGTAGCGTGGCGGACACCGTGCGACTTAGCGCTAAGCTGCATCGCTAAGCTGCGGCGCTTAGTGGCCTAGGTCGCGTAGGAGGTCGGCGGCCCACTCGTAATGTTCTTCGGTTGGGGCAGCAGGGCCGGGTTCTGCCATTAGTAGTGCTAGTTCAACCTCCATGCTGCGTATGCGCCCTAGGAGGTTGTCGAGCAGCGCACTGCGGTGATACCAGTCAACGATTAGCTTGTCTACTAGGACAGAAAGTTCGTCGCGGCTTAGCTTAGCGGCGGTGCGGCGGTCCAGCTCTAAGCGCAGCTGTGTCTGCAGGTCGAGTTCGGGTACGAGCCAATGTGTTGAGGGTAAGGCAGCGTCTTCATTAGCCATTGAAACACCGGGGGCACGAAGGCTTAGCTCTTATGCTAAGGCAATGGGCTTACCTCGTCTACAACGCATAGATGGCGCTGGTGCGCCGGTGTGGCGTGTGAGCTACGTGGGGATGGAACGCGACTTCGTGGAGGATTGGAAAGCCGTTGAGTTCTACCAGCAGCTACTTAGTCGTCCAACCAATCCTGAATCCTTGCTGCGCGTGCTACGGTCCAGGTCGATTGAGCGGTAAACCAGTCGTGCCAGTTCTCGCTGCCCTTGCTGCGGTTACAGGTACGACACGCAGGAACTAAGTTGCTGACAACGGTGTTGCCGCCTTTATGCCGTGGTTTGACGTGATCTAAGGTATCGGCGGCGGCGTCACAGTAGGCGCAGCAGTGCTGCCATGCTTCAAAGATTTGCTGTCTGAATCGCTGCTTAGCGGAGCGCTTGGGGACGAGAGATGTGCCATCAATCTGATGATCCACGCAACTCCGGGATTGGTAGGACGTTGACCGAAAGACCTAAGATATGGTCGTTCGATGGCGCTAATTCTGTAAGCCTGGAGGCGAAATCGTCACTTACAGTTTCGGGATCGTCGTCTTCGCTTTCGACGACGATTGTGTACTCGATCTCTAGGACGTACTGCCTCATACGGTGGGGGTGCAGGTAACTTCAACGCCCCCGCGAGTGCGTGGACGCAGTGTAAGCCAGATTCCGCCGAGTGACTTTGGCATGACGATGCGTTCCACCGCCCATCCGCCGGTTCCTCCGAACTCCTGCTTGTAGGTGCCGCACTGGACGTGCCAGCGCTGCTCCACCCAGGCGCGACCGTTCTGATCGACGCGGTAGCAGGAGTGGGCGACGACGCTGCGCTCGTGGTTGTGGCCGTTTACGAGGATGTCGGCGTCTGGAGCGATCGAGGCATAGCGGCCACCGCCCATGGTGCCCTTCGTAACAATGCCACCCCATGCGCCGTGATGGAAGAACAACATGCAGCGCCTGGTCCTGCTATTGCCGTCTTGCGTAAAGCTGAACCTAAGCCAACCCTGATAACCCATGTGCTCGATGTTGCTGCCGGTGTTGCGCATCAGCCTTACAACATTCTCCAGGGGGTCAATCTCCTGGTTGTTGCTTACGGCAGTTTCATGGTTGCCATCGCCTGCCATAAGGATAATGTCTTGCCATGGCTTGAAGAACTCTGCCGCTTCACTGAATACAAGATCAAAGTAGTTGCCGCCTAGGTGTTCAGGGCGAATGTCGCCCTTGCTTGCTCTGCGGTCTTTCTTACCTTGCATCAAACAGAGCACGTCTCCGAACATAAGGACGTGGCCGTTCTGGGCGCGGCATTCATCGAGGTGTTTGCTTAGCAGCTTGCGGTCACACTTCGGGTTGTCTAAGTGGATGTCACTAAGTAGCAGGAATGTCGCTGTTTCGCTAAAGGTTGTGTAGGGGATGCGCAGCTCTAGAAGCTCCGGTGTCTTGCGTATAGATGTGATGTTCACAAGATTGGGTTCCATGTGTACTTAGCCTAAGGGGCGTGGCTTACAAGCATTGCCCAGCCGGTGCCGGGGCCATCAACCTCCCAGCGACGCAACCAGTTTTTACGGCTGTAGGCGATTCCGGCACCTTTGGTGTGGTTGAGGTAGCCGCCGTTCACCATGTCGGCCTCGCCGTTCGGATCGTTGTGGATGTAGGCGCCGCTGGTTGCGCCGATAATCACGCTCCAGTGACCGCCGCCGGTAGGCGCACCGACAGGCCCCTTGTGCAGCCAGCCGACCATCACGGGGCGGCCAGCCTCTAATTCGGTGTCAATTACAGCGGGATTACAGTTCGTGCGCAGCCGCGCGTTAAGTCCCAGCGATTGCATCGCCTTGATCTGCGCTTGCGCGTCGGTGGTATCGCCGTACCTAGCGCGGATCTTGTTGTAAGCATTATCGTTGGCAACTTTGCCGTAGAACCGGCTTACCATGGCAGCGCTGCTGCTGAAGCATTCGCGGTAGCCGGTGCCGCTGGCGTTGTCGTTCTGTGCCTCATAAGGGACGCGCAACAAAATGCCCTGCTGTTGCAGTTGTGGGGTGCCTTTTTGCCACAGTGCCCCTTCGGCCTTACGGCGGCGCAGTAGGCCGGCTTCGACATTCGTACCAGGGTTGCGGTAAAGCAGCAGTGCCGCTGGTACGGCAGTAAAGTCCTTGTCGCGCAGCGCTGCGCTGATGGTGTCGAACCCAGGCTTGCCGTAAAAGTCGGCACCTAAGTTGTAAGCGAAGCTTACAAGTGCGCAGCGCTGCGAATCGTTCAGCGTGGCCCAGCTGGGCACGGTGGAGCGGAGGCGTTCGGCGATGCGGTCCACCTCAAGGCGGAGAAGCATATCGGCTTCGATTACGTTGATCTTGTCGCCGCGTTTTACGGGGTCGCCAGCGCCATAGCGCGTTGTGCCGTAACCGATCGTCCAAGGGTCGCCGCCGCTTAGCGGATCGGGGTAGGCGCTAAGATGGCAGCCTTCAAACTCCTTAATCAAGGAAATTGCATCAGCGAGGTCGGTCTGTTTGCCTGGGACGCTCCAGGTCTTGAACCAGTCTTGGTCTCGGCTTAGGAGTTGGGGAGCGCGTTTGTTTATTGCTGCTTCCAATTCGCTTACGGCGGCCATTTGATGCGGAAGGCCGCGATAGAACTTAAACAGGTCGCTTAGGCGTAATGGGCCGGAAGTCATGGGCGTTGCATGTGTTGAGGAAGCGACTGCCGATAAGCAAAGGCGCCTTTGATCTCAGACCAGATGATGGGGCTGAGCATTGCAGCAACCACTGCGAGGATGATTACTTGCGCCATGCGCGTTTCAAGGCGGCCAACACGAACGCCCAAGCTGCTGCGTTCCCCTTTGTCACTTATGGCGGCGTCGAGCAGCTGCTTGAGCTGGCCCTCCAGCACGCCGATGGCGCGGAGGATCTCGCCGTGCGATGGCTCGCCCATTGGATCAGCGCTTACGGGAGGCAATGCCGCGCAGTGCGGCGAGGATCAGCTGAACCCAGCCGTTGGCCTTGACGCCAGGCAGGAGGCTGAGGATCTCGGAGCCGGCCAGCAAGGAGGCCACGATGCCGGTTACTTGCTCAGGAGTAGGGGCGGCCATAAGAGGAGGTGTCGCATAGGCAGCCTAGCCCGCAAGGGTTGCATAGGCAGCGGCTCTGCACAGCGGCGGCGCTGTAGCGCAGCGCTACGGCTTACCCTGGCCGCGGCGCAGCTTTCGGCCGTGGTTGGGTTTGCTGTGCTGGCCCTGACCTTGGCGGGTGAGCTTGGGCTTGCCTGGTACGTGCTCGACGCGAGCAGTGCCGGTCTTGCTTTTGACAGTCATAGATCCAGGGAAAGCGCCTACAGCTTAGGCACTTTGCCCGGAGAGCGCACTAGGAGAAACGTGGACTAGGATCGCACCAGCGCTTCTACCCTTCGTGACTGCTTGCAGGTTTTCTACATTGGCTTCTGACATGCTGGAGGCTGCTAGTAATGCCGCTTCCTCGGATGCGGATATGGTGCCCTACCTTGCTATGCGCTTGGCATTAGCAGCGGCGCTGCATGTGCTAGCAGATGGCGTAGCGCCGGAGTTAGAGGATGCAGGCGTAGCGCCGGCTCATGCTTTAGCTGTAGCAGATGAGGCAGTGAAAGAACGACTTAGTGCGGATGTAGCTGCATGTAGAGCGCAGCGGGCCGCGACTAGGCAAACATTGATTGCGCTTGCGAATGAGTACACAGAAACGGTCCAGGATAAAGAATAGGGTGCCTGGTTCGCAGCTTAACTAGCCGTGTAGTCGCTAGCCCAGTAGTCTGTGTCAACGTATGGGCCTACCTGATATTGCCCCAAGCTAGCCAAGGTGACTTCTCCGCTAGCGGTGATGCCGTTTACCTGTATGTAGTAAGTACCAGCTAATGCACCCACAATTTCAAAGGTTGTGCCCTGGACTACTAGCGTTGTAAAGTTGTCGGATTCGTAGCGATAGCGCACGCGGAATTGAGCTATACCTTGGGGAGGCACCCAGGTAAATACAACCTTTTTTACGATTACGCCATTTATGTCAACGTCGGCTTCGATGCCGCGTACGTCAGTGGGAGCTGGCGGCAGTGGATTGAGGTTTGTCAGACTGCGTGGGGCTAGTTTTTCGCCTGCCTCGACGTATCCATATTTAGCTGCAGAATATGCTAGAGCCGATACAACATAAGTTGTAGCATCTTCCTCCTTAACACTGACTACACGCCATGTGGAGGGCGCCACAGTTGGATTTTCAATAATCCATACAGAATTTACATTAGGGGCTACGCTGAACGGCGTGCTTACATAAATTACACCGCCTGCAATGCTGCTTATGCCACGGGACTCTACTACGCCTGTAGGCAGAATAACGTGAAGTACAGCTTGAATTAGGCTACCTGATAAATCTGTTTCAGCAGCGTTGTCTACAGTTACTTGCGAAGTAGTGGCGGATGCAATTCTCCCTGCTCTGCGCGAACCCATGCGCAGCGGATCGGCGATGCGAACGAGTTGCCCAGGACGCACCTGATAACCCGCTTCAACACCACACTTAAACGATACAACTTCTGTTTCGTTCTGTTCCGTGTAGAGCAGCCATCTACCTATTCGATTCGCCTGACCTCTACTGGTACAAGCAAAAGCTGTAATATCAGCTCTAACCACACCATACTTATCTACGGATGCAATATCCTCAACTGCCTCATACCCGATATCGCGTAGATCGTTGTCGAAGTAGCTAATAACAGCCACGTTCGGCCGTGCCTTTAGGCTTGATCCGCTATAGCTGAAGCCTTCCTTAGACACGTTGGCTGGGCTGAATAGATATACCGGGTCTGCGGGTCTGTCCTGTGCGATAGTTAACGCACCAGACGCCCAGAAACCCTGACACCGCATGACAGAAAGTAAATCATTGATGAGCTTGTATGCGTCGTCTGATGTTTGGATAACCGCGTTGCACGAGAAGCGGGCTTCTTGTCCTCCGAAGCCATCGGCTACAAGCTCGTTAGCGTACTTTGATGCGGCAAAAAATGCCCACTTATCGAGTTGCCCTGGTGCGATGTGATCACCGAATCCGTAACGGCTATCGGTAAGCAAGTCCCACAAAATCCAGGAAGGGCAGGAGGTCCAAACGGCAGAGCTAAATGTGCCGTTCCAGACGAAGTTTGTTGGGTAGATAATCCGTCCCGTGGTGGAGTCTACTGTGACCCCAGAAGGTATTTGAACTTTTATACCTTTAATCAGGTAACTGCGCTGTGGTACGGAATTGAACTGTTGTGCGTTTACTCGTAGACCTATAAGGGCGCTGTTTGGGTATGCAAGACGAATGTATGTTATCTCCGTGTAGCTAGTCCAGGCGAACTCGTTGCTGAGCAGCTGACTCCCGCTATCTGCAGTAACTCTAGTTACACGCACATCAACAACCACCCCTGGCGTCCTACTGTTCAGGGCTACGACATACTGTTTGTCGTATCTATCGGAAGTTCTGCCAGATATAGTATCGACGACTGCATCGACGAACCCAGTGCCGCTGTACTGTACGGATATGCGCAGCGTTACGGATGTACCGTAGGTATCACCGTTGGTGTTGTCGATGGATTGCAGCGCAGGGATTGCAATCTTTACTCGTACTGCGTCTACCTCCGAGTTTGTAATAGAACGGGTAATAGGTATGGCTTGACGTACCGTAACACCTACGTTTACCTCGTTTTCAACACCACCCGAACCCAACGGCACCCAACCTTGGTCTTGAGTACCAGTCTGCGTAAATAGTTCTACGTCCTCAAAGTTGTAGCTGTTGTCGTTATTTTGTAGCGGCGTATTATTTATGTATACAGATTTTAGGCCATCGACTAGACCTTCTATTTCGCCCTCAGAGATTAGGTCAAGGACATGCGCGTACTGTACGGAGTTAAGACTATCTGGGGCTGTTACCGGCACGCGGGTTCCGCCGCCGCCCCGTCCTTTCCCGCCACCGCCTCCAGATCCGGCGATGGTGTCCGCGCCTAAACCCGCGTTGTGAACGCGGATGCCGTTAGCTATAAATGTGTGATACTTATCTACTGTAAGATTGTATACAGCTGTGTTAGGTAGTTTTGCGCACCCTTTGTACGGGCGCAGGTGGTTATTTACGTCTACGAAACAGTCGTCTAAACTCAGTGTGCTTATCTCTACAAACGTGTTGAACTGGTTAAGTACCCAATGGTTTGGCGTAGCGTCGATATAGCGGGAACCCCATAAGTTGTATCTAAATACCTCGTTATCTTCGTGTACGTGTACGGCCAATACGGAGGCTTCATGCAGCGCTCCCGTATCATCAAACGCGATAACTGTGTCTCCAGCTTTTATAGTCGCAATGCTTACATCACCGTTAGCTGTACGCACCAGCGTGTCAGGCGTGAAACATCCGCCTCCGCCAGCACCGATAATCGAGTTACGGTCGCTAGTCATGGTGCCACAAACGTGTTGGTTAACTCTGAGCGTATCCAATAACTATCTCCGCAAGCGGAGGCTCTGCGCGTTACAGTGTTGGAAACTATAACACCTACTGAATAAAGCGTATCAATAGCAACAACCGTGCTAGGAGCGTATATTGATGTCATGTTTCCAGTAGCCCAGACGACGACTGCTTGCGCATTGGATATAGGTCTAAGTAAAACCCGCCCATCGACAAGCCAGCCGTTGGCGCCGTCGATAGCATTACCGTTTTCTATAACGCCATTAGGGCCGAATAGACAAGTATCCCAGTCATAATAAACCAAATACTTAAAGCGTGTAGACGTGTCGATGTGTCCAGGGTATGTGTATGAGGCCGCGTAATCTCCGGCTGGTACGTCGGTGCTTACACCAGCAGAAATGACTACGCTTCCTGTTAGACGCTTCCCGTACACAATGGGAACAGGAATGCCTTGACGTGATGTTTGCTGAACACCCGAAAAACTATAACTTTTTTGTGGATCGTCCTGTCTGTCTTGCCCTTTAGGTAGTACCGGGACCGGCGTGAGCAGTTGCGAAACCCCGCCCAGTATCAGACTCGCGCCTAAGCCGAAGAGCACAGGAGCTACAAGGGCACCGATACCTGGAATAAACGAAAGACCGATAAGAACAACACCGAGGATGATGCGTCCTACCGCGCCAGCGCCACCTATGACTGGAACGATTTGGATGTCTTGGCTGCCTACTGGTGCGTGAAGATCGTCCTCGGCCAGGGTGTACGTGCCGACAGCAACTTTATAGTAGCTGTCGCTCATGTGCTGCTCAATACCTGCAAAATTAGCAACTAAAAAACGCACTGCGTCAGCAGCGCTGCTTACATCAGCATACAAGACACGAGTACCAACAAACTTGGCAAGCGCACCGTATAACCGTATTCTACGAAGCATAGCGAAGTCTCCTCCCGGTACACTTTACCAGCCAACCGCCGTAGAGGTCGCGGCTGCTTAAGCGCCCTTGCATGTGGTGTAGAATCATGCCTTCGCCGATGTAGATGCCGCAATGGTTTAGTCCTGCGGCGCAGCGTATAGACATAAGTAGGCCGTCTCCTGGTTGCAACTCCTCGTCTTCTTGCAGTTCGCGGAAACCTGCTTCGTTCCAGCAGCTGTCAAAGCGCGGAGAGTTGATAAAGTCTTGCGGGTTCAACGGTCTGTCCCAGTCAGGAAGTGCAATGCCTTGCTCGGCGTACCAGTCTCGTGCCAGCGTCCAGCAGTCTTGTACCGCCCATACCCATCTGCGACCGATAAGCGGGGAGGTGTAGCCGCAGGGAATGTACTCTCCCCACGACTCCGTAACAGGGCTTACGATATACCACGGTACTCCCGTTTTTTCAGCAGCTACTTTGTCTGC